CATTGTCTTGAAGTCCTCCATGAGTTTGGATTTACTTTCGTCAACAAGTGAGGCAACTGCGTCCTCCATTATTGACTCAAGGTCTGGATGTATATCCGACATTGTTGTGTCTCCTTGGGTAGTTGCCGACGGTTGTCGGCGCGTTCATTGTACGAGAACCGTCAAGTCCCCCGTCCGCCCCCTAAGCAATAGGGATGCGCATGACGCGGGCGTCGCTGATTACCGTGGTAGGCGATGACTCTTTGCCCTGTAAAGAGCGAAGTCCTTTGACCTGTCAACCTGGTCATCTTTTAGTTGGTCAGCAATTGCAATTGCAATCTTGGTAAAAGTCTCGCGCTTGTCTGGGTCTTTCTCGATGAGTGCGTGATACAGCGCATCTGTAAGCGCATCTTCAATGTCTTCTGTCTTCATTGTTCTCCTCCATTGTTACGGTTCTTGATGGGTGTTTCTTGCTTGTACATGTTGGCTTATCGTATACGTTGACGTACGTCTTTACAGACGCGCCACACTCTGGGCATCTCCATTCTTTCATGCTGTACAATCACAACGCTTGACTACTGGATACTTGTGACCACGCCATTCTTCTATGTACTTACCGTGCGTCATTTCTCCGTTAAGCCAACGTTCGCCAGTATCCCAGCCTGTGCCCTGACACAAAGGACACGTAACTGATACAGTAGAAGTTTTGTGTTGCATTTTGCGGAACACTTCTTTGACACGCTTGAGTGACGGGAACTGATCGTCGCCCTCAAGGGTTTGCAACGCTTGCTTGCCATGTTCGTCTGGCACACCAAGCAGGAAGTCATCCCTGTTCCATGCATTCTTGACTGTGTTGCGGGCAATGTTATCGCGTGGGAATATGCCACACAAACGGTCAACGAATAGGTCGATTACCTCTGGCTTCATCTCTCCTCCTAGAGTTCTACGCCTTGGTCGATGCGTATCTGCATCCTATCTAGCATTGCGTTCTTTTTCTTGATGACATTAAGCAACTCTGCAATCTCTTGCTTTGCTTCTTCAAGTTTCTTTTGGAGTCTAGAGCATTGAAGTTTTGCTTCAAACAACTCCTCAAGAAGAACTTCCTTTTCTTGTATCACGTAACCTCCTTTCCAATTCCTTGTTCAGAGCATCCACGACTGTGACAAACCTTTCTTCTTCTCCCTTACCAACATACACTTTTTGCAGGTAACGAATGGTGTCAATCAATACTGGGGTGGTAATCATTTCCTTCTCCTAGCCAGAATCCTGTCTCTTTCGGCAGGGGTCTTGCCTCCCCAAACGCCAAATTCCATACTGTTTTCAAGGGCAAACTTGAGGCACTCCGACTTCACAGGGCACGTATGGCATATCTCTTTTGCCTTGCTGTACTGGGCACCAGAGTACCCCCTGCTCTCCACAAAGAACAACTCTGTCTGCCCTACGCAGTTGGCAAACTCCATCCAGTTGAAGTGGCGGTACCTCAAAGACCAGGTCTCGACTATCTCCATCTTTGCCTCCCCTTTCTTTTTGTTCAGCCCACGGTCTTCCACGGGTCAAATCCTGCCACATCCCACAGTAACTTGCCAGCCTTTAGGTTGGTGAGTGGGTCGAGCAGGGGTTCTTGCTCACAGATATTCATTTGATTACAGATGACCGCCCACTTATTGCGGGACGTGTCGTAATTGACGCCGTTAATCTGCAACAGCCCTGTGTCGGACCTATGGTTCCACTCAGACACACCAGTTATGTTGCAGTTCTTGTCAACCATGTCCCCACCTCTGCGGTTGGGGCAACCGCCTGACTCACGGAGGATGATCTGCCCTAATCTTTTCCATGTTCTCTTTGGCCACCCTGCCTCCTCTGCAAGTGCTGGCAACCACGATATGTCGCCGTGCGAAAAGCGAAACTCCGCAGGATGATGAGCATCCCTGAAGTCTTCTTTGACTGGCGATTGCGGGGTCGGTGCTCCAACAGCAAGCGCTTGTGCACCAACCGTAATCAATGTTCCCACAGTAACGGCAAATAGCCGTGCTAGCAGTTTCATTCGTTCCTCCCATTGTAACAAAATTGAAACTTACAGCAGAGAGACTAACTCCGAAAACTCCTCAAGCGTCATGAGAACTATGCCATCTGATGTGCCATCTGGCATAGCGATCATTAAAAACGGGCGTATATCCCCGAGAGATTTGGATGCATCAGACTGTGCTTTAGCATTAGCAAAGCGCGTAGCAATTGGACCGACCTGCGCACCTGCCTTAACCTCCACTCTAAATAGCCCACCCCAATGTTCCTCATGACGAGTTCCCGCATTGCCAGTCGCAGACAAACCAAGTTTCTTTCTTGCGCGTCTAGCCTTACTGTCACCTTTGGTCCGATTGCGTTTCCCTCTAGCCACAGGGTCGCCACACCCCTTGATGCGACGTTTGCCGTCACGACCAGGACGCCCAAGCGTTCCAAATTTTGGACAGCCGTCAAGAACACATCGTTCTCTGTTGCCCTCGCATTCTCCCTTACGTACATCCACGTCTACTTACGCAGGTCCGTGATGATGAGAGATGCTTCGCCCTTGGTGATCTCGTCAAGTTTCTCAATCTTACGACCAATGATTGCTTCGGTGTAGAACTGCGAGTCTTCCTTGTTCATGCCCTGCTCGCGCATAATTGCACGAATCATGCCAAGTTGCTTGGGCGATGCCGCTGCACCTGGGTCTTTGATTTGCACAGACTTCTCTTCGGTCACAACAGAGCCGTCACCGAATGAGTCCTTGAGCATGTCAACAACTTCCTCGACAGACTTGTCGTTGCCGTAACGCTGCACCTTTTCCATCTCTTGACGGGACGGGCGTGGTGCAGCCTTGGACTGGTATCCACAGTTGGCGAGTCCGCGACCAATTGCCGAGGTATCTGCATTTTCCACATGCGAGGTGCGGTTGACTGGGCTTGAGCCACGAATCTCTTCGGCAAAGCCAGTTGATACTGGGCGCTCGTCCTGTCGGTCAAAGTAAATCTCTGCCTTGACCACAATGCGGTTCTCGTCGTAGTAGTAGACGCTGGTAAGCACACGACCCTCTGGATGGTCATGCCAAAACTTAGCGAGCCGTTCTTCTACGGTCTCGTAGTTATCAAGATTGAATGATGCCATGGTTTCCTCCTAGTAAGTGATTCGCATTACGCGAAACGTTGTTACTTTCCTGAACTTTGATGCTAGTGCTGGATGCTCTGACTCAAAACGCTTTGTGTCAAAAGTCTCACGCTTCTGCGACTTCCAACTAACAACCTTCTTGTCCTCAAGAGTTCCCTCTTCTGCATCACCAAGGTACATACCTACTTGTGCTTTGAGTTCGCTCTCTTCTTTTTCAAGGGCAGCAATCATTTCCTTGATGCGAGCCAGTTGCTGGAACAAGATGCCAGAACCGTTTGGAAGTTCGACAGACTTGGTCTTAACGTCTGGGTTGAGTTGCTCTGCATGCTTGAGGTTGATGATTATGTCATCTGGTATCTCGCCCATGTCAATGGCCTGCAAGAACTGACGACACGCATTTAGGTGTACAGCCTTTTCGTCAGAGGACACATGCTGTGTGTACCTGTGCAATTCCTGTGACGAGTCAAAGATTGCCCACTCCACCCTGTCGCTCTCGGTGCAGATTGCTTGCTGCACACCCTGCCAGTACCACATGCGAGGAAGTGTTCCATCCCACATCTTGCGCGTGGTCTTGACTTCTACTGGCACACCCTGTTCTGTGATTCCGTCAAGGGTTGCAATGAGGCGCACCGCTTTGTCTTCGGTCTCAAACGCGTACATCTTGCTTGGTGTAGCAACGTTGATCCCCTCAAGGTCAGCAAACCACTTAAGCAAAGTCGGCTCAAGCCTATTGCCTCGCTCCATTGCCATGTTTGCTTCTTTAGGTGTTGGTGCTTCTTCTGCCAACAACTCAACGCACAGGTCAGCACGTGACATATAGTTGTGTTCGTTGTGAACTGCTGCTGCTACTGACGCAGAGATTCGCGCCAGTCCATCTTCGTTCTTCCACCTGACACGCAACCACTCCTGGCTGCCGTGCTCTGGCTTGTCGACTGTGTAGTAGTTGTCCATGTCTCCTCCGATTATGAATACATTGCTACTGACTGAATCCACGCTAGTGGAATGTGGGTCACGTTACCGACTGTTTCTGGCTTCGGCAACTCTGCGGGAAAGATTGTTGCTGCAAGTGTCACGTATTCTGCTTGGCAGTTTGGCCACAGATACCCAACCGTCTGAGCAATCTGGTCCTCTGGTTTGTAGGTTGACACTTCTGTCCAACCATTGGGCGCGTCATACGCGTCACGCCACCTGACCTCTATAAGACGCCATGGTGGAATTTCGGCAATTACTCCTTGCCAATGGTCCTTGTCTTTAGTCGAGCCAAAGAACATATTCTCCCGTCACCCTTCCCTTGTCTGGGTCAATGAAGTGTAACCGCTGGCTGGGCTTTCCAACTGCAGCAACAAACACACGGGCGTATTCGTTGTGTGATTCTGGTGAGCCAGTTACGAACACGCGTCCACCGTTAGCCATGGTCAATGCCATTGGCGTATGGAAGTGTCCCATGTAAACGTCCTGGAAGTCCTCGACTACACCAGTAGCCCAAGCGTTGCACTTGCGCAGGATTCCGAATGCTGGCACGTTGCCACCGTAAGAGTTGATTTCGTCACCATGTACGAGC